TGCGCTTATGCGGCAAAGCCGCCACATTCAGAAAATCCAAAAGCGAAACGGGGTCGTATCATTCCGTATGGCGGCGGGTTTCCTGTCGCGGTGTTCCTGTTTCAAGCATACTGACTCGCTCGGTATGAAAAAGAAATATTGCGATACAGTTAAAATCAGAAAATTAAAGGAGGTAGTCAGAAATGAGAGTAAAAGGAAATGTCTCTCCCGTAACCCTGTCGATGGAGTCTTACCTGCCGTTGGAGGGGTATGTAGAGGTCAGACTGCGTGAAAACATCAAAGAAGTCACTGACATTGACCCGCAGACGGAAACCTCTGTCACCATGTTCGAGTACGATGAGTACACTTTCCTCTTGAAAAACCGTGAGGGCTTGCAAGAGGACATCGAGAACAATCTCAGCGATTGGCTTATCACTGGCAGAACGCTTGAGGTCAACGAAAGCGCAAGTATCGTGCAGGACATGAAAGCCGCACTGGAAATTTTGGAGGTGAACAGATAATGGCACAGCTTTATATCGACAACGCGAAAAAGCTAAAGGTTCGGATTGACAATAATCAGAAAATTGTCGATACCGTAGAAGCGGCAGGTGGTATTGAAACCACTCTCACACAGTCTAACAAAATCGGCTTTGACTGGCTGAACTTCTATGTGAACAAGGTTTTGGTTCGACAGGAGTACAAAGAGCAGGAAAATCCTGTTGGCACTGCCGATAACCCCTTTGTATGGGAAAAAAGCATGGCTCTTATCGCAAACGGGTTCTATGTCCATGATGGTGTCCGTAAGGTTTGGGTCGGTGAGACAGGCGTTACCGCCGCGTGGGACGATAGTAATTGGGAGGTCATGTAAATGTAAATCCTCACATTAAACGAAAGGAATTTAGCTAAATGGTTTCTGAAAGCACACTGATTATCAGCATTGTAGGGGCGGTCTTTGCAAGCACAGGCTTTTGGGCGTTCCTCACAAGTCTTATCCAAAGCAAAAAGTCTAAAGACAGCGCGGAGGGGCAAATGCTGAAAGGTCTTGGGCACGACCGCATTTGCTATCTCGGTGAGTGTTATATTCAGCGCGGGTATATCACCAAAGACGAATATGAGAACCTGCATGATTATTTATACTTACCGTATAAAAAATTGGGTGGAAACGGTACTGCCGAAAAGATTATGAAAGAGGTTGACCGTCTCTCACTCAAAGACAAGGAGGATTGACCTATGGAAGAAAAGTCGTATTTCCAAACTCACGGCGAAGAAATCACGCCGGAAATGTTGGACGAACTGAGTAACGGGAAAGGAGAAGACGAAGATGAGTAACAGCCCTCTCGTAAACTACACGCGGATTTCCCCCAATAAGACAAGTCCGCGCAGAAACAAAATCGACACTATCACCATTCACTGTGTCGTGGGGCAGTGTTCCGTGGAAACGCTCGGCAATATTTTTGCACCGACCTCCCGACAGGCAAGCTCCAACTACGGTGTTGGTGCAGACGGTAAAATCGGTATGTATGTCGAGGAAAAAGACCGCTCTTGGTGTACCTCAAGCGCGGCAAACGACAACCGCGCTATCACCATCGAGGTCGCAAGCGATACCAAACACCCTTATGCGGTGAATGACAAGGCGTATGCCGCAATGCTCGACCTTGTAACCGATATTTGCCGCCGTAACGGTATCAAAAAGCTCGTATGGAGTACGGACAAGAACAAGCGCATGAATCACCTTGGCGGTTGCAATATGACCGTTCACCGCGATTATGCGAACAAATCCTGTCCCGGCGATTATCTGTATAACCGACACGGCGAGATCGCGGCGGAGGTAAACAGGCGGATGGGCGTTCCGGCAGAGGATCAGAAGCCGGAGCAGAAGCCACAGGGCGACGCGAAGAACCTTTACCGCGTACAGCTTGGAGCGTTTGAGAAGAAGGACAACGCAACAGCGTTCGCGGCGAAGCTGAAAAAGGAAGGCTTCGATACGTACATCGTGCAGATCGGCAAGTATTACAAGGTTCAAGTGGGCGCGTTCAGCGTCAAGAAGAACGCGGAAGCTATGCTGGAGAAGTTGAAGAAGGCGGGACACGACGACGCTTTCATTACCTATTCCGGCACGTCCGGCGGGACATCGGCGCAGAAGATCATGGCGGGAAGTAAAGTGCGCGTGAAAGCGGGCGCGAAAACCTATTCCGGCGGAAGCCTTGCTTCCTTCGTCTATTCCCGCGATCACATCGTCAAAGAGCTTTCCGGAAAGCGCGCCGTGATTACCTACGGCGGAACGGTTGTCGCGGCGGTGAACGTCGATGATCTAACGCTTGTTTAACACACGCACAACGCACGGTATGCGTTACACAACGCGCGCCGTGCGTTAATTGCGCTATGAAAGGGGACGCAATGAAAAACAAACCTTCGAGCGGGAAGCGGGTGGCGAAGCGCCGCTTCTTCAAGGCTGACGAACGCTTCGCAACGAAAGCCGTTATTGTGATCGCAATTACAACGGCGGCTTTCATCGTCGCGCAGTACGTTTCATTCCTTATCACGCGGCAGGAACAAACCGTTCTGATCGAATGGTATTTCCGCGCCGTCGTGATCGAATGCGGCGCAATGATGATGAAGCGTCTTGCCGAAGTAATCGTCGGCAGGATCAAGAAAAAAGAAAAAATCGACATAACAGAAAGCGAGGATACAAACAATGACTATTGATCTTACCAGCATTGCAAACGCCGTGATCGCTCTTATCGCGGCTATTATTACCGCCTTCGTGATCCCGTGGATCAGAAGCAAGACGACCGCCGCACAGTTTGAGAAAATCAAAATGTGGGTAACGGTTGCCGTCGAAGCCGCCGAACAGCTTTACACCGGAAGCGGCAGGGGCGCAGAGAAGAAAGCATACGTTGTTGAATTTCTGAATAGCAAGGGCTTCAAGATCGACGCGGAAACGCTGGATAAACTGATCGAAGCCGCCGTCTTTAATCTTCCGGACTACTTCACTATTTCCGGCATTCCGGCGGATACCGACAGCAACAAAGAGTAATTGACCGCGCGGCGGATCGCGCTTCCCCTTTCAGCTTTCCGCCGCATAAAGAACAATCCCCCGTGCGGGCTTTCGAGCCTTGCACGGGGGATTTTTTTGTTTGGTTCATTCATTCGGCGGTTCGACCGACGCTTCCGACGGCGCGGCGGTTTTTCCTTTAATGAGTTGATACAGCTTCTTACAGCCGACCGCAATTCCCTTGAATAGATAGTAATAAATCTTGTAAAACGCCCACAAGAAGAAGTACAGACACCAGCCCGCGCCGATAATCATATACCACATCAAATAGAACATTCCGGCGAAGAGCATAGCGAAGCACCACAACGGCGCGTTTCGCTTATTCACGCGCACACCGAAGCCCAGCCGGAAACCGGACATCTTCTTCAATGTCTTTGTAAAGCTGACGAACATTAGAGCAAATCCCCCTTCTTAAATGTAAATTTTCAAGGCAGAATTCGCCTATTCTGACCTTTAACACAATTATACGCCCGTCATACGCTAAAATCAAGAATAAAGCGGAATATTTACACACCGTTTGCAAATAATCAGAATGAAGAGGGATCGCGGCGGAAATGAAGATATACGATTACAACGGCAAAAAGAACATTTGCGGCGACCGATTGCGCGAAGCGCGCGTCGTCCGGCGGCTACGGCAAGAGGATTTAGCCGCACAAATACAGTTGAAAGGGATCAACATGGAGCGGGACAGCATAAGCCGAATTGAAATCGGTACGCGCTTCGTATCCGACTTTGAATTGAAGATATTTGCGGAAGTGCTGGGCGTTTCGGTAAATTGGCTTTTAGGTATAGACGAATGACGGCGGCGGGGTGATCCCGTCGCCGCTTATTTTTTTCTGCTTTTTTCGCAAAAGCTATTGACATATACGCACGTATATAGTATAATAATAGACAGAAAGGAGGTTAAGACGTTGAGCAAGCAAAAGAAAAGCGGCAATAAGAAAGACCAGCCAGCAAGCACAATCAATCTTATTACCGCGATCGTAAACCTTGTAATTGCAATTCTTCTTCTGATAGAAAAGCTGACAAGGTAACGGGCAGGGGGAGAAATCCCCCTTGCCTTGATAAGTATAACACAAAAAACGCTTAACGTCAATGGAGCATGGATACAGCGATTTATATTCTTGTGGCGATTAGCATTGCTTTGTCGATCGTTGCTATCGTCTTATCCTTGAAGCGGAGGAAGTAACAAAATGAACGAAAAGGACTATTCAGCGCAAAAGAAACACATTCGGACGCATTACGCCCGCTTCCCGCTTGATCTTCGTCCGGAAGTGCTGGAGGAATTCAAAAAGGCTTGCGCGGACAACGGGACAACGCCGACAACGGAAATCAAGAAGTTTATTGCGGCGTATTGCGAAGCGGCGCGGGATAAGTAACTATCGGCAGGGGCGGCAGAAATGCCGCCCTTTTGTCATATTCGGAAGTTGGAGGAAGGAAGAATGCACAAACACTTGACTTGGACAGACCGCCTAAAAATCGAAAAAGGCTTGAAAGAGGGCTTGAAGCCTTGCGCGATTGCCGACCGTCTGCACGTCCACAATACAACGATATACAGGGAGTTGAAGCGCGGACGCTATACGCATTTGAATTCCGACTTGACGACCGAAGAACGCTATTCGCCGGAGATCGCGCAACAGCGCTATGAAGAGAACCTAAAAGCCAAAGGCGGCGAATTGAAGATCGGCAACGATTACGAATTGTCAGCTTTTATTGAAAAGAAGATCGGTGAAGAAGGCTATTCCCCCGCCGCCGTCGTCGGAGAAATCAGACGGCTGGGGCTGACCTTCAAAACGGAGATCAGCGAAAAGACGATCTATAATTACATCGACAAAGGCATATTCTACGGGATCAGCCGCGAGAGCTTGCCGGAACGCGGAGAGCGAAAGCGGAAGTATGACAAGGTGGAGCGGAAGAAAGCCGCCCGCGCGCCGCAAGGCGAAAGCATAGAAGAACGCCCGCAGGAAATCAATGATCGGCAGACCTTCGGACATTGGGAAGGCGATTGCGTATGCGGGAAGAAGCGGACGAAGGAAACCTTGTTCGTTCTTTCGGAGCGCTTGACGCGGAACGAAATTATTATCAAAATGCCGGATCAGACCGCCGCCAGCGTCGTGGCGGCGCTGAACAAATTAGAACGCCGCTTCGGGAAGAAGTTTTCACAGATATTCAAAAGCATTACGTTTGACAACGGATCGGAATTCATGGATTGCGCCGGAATTGAAAAATCCGTCTACGGCAAAGACCGGAAGCGCACGAAGGTTTACTATTGCCACCCGTACAGCGCATACGAACGCGGCACGAATGAGAACATAAACAAAATGATACGGCGG